TGGGATCAACCGCACTGTGAATATCGTACTCATATGGAGCAATTTGATCAGCGAACTTTACATTTTGTTCGACATGATCAGTTGTGGACTGCGTTATTTCAGCGTCCTGTGCTGTCGATTTACCTGACTGTGGTAGAAAGGTGAATTCTTCAGCAAATGCCAGTTTTTGCTCGACTTTTAGTCGCGCATCAGCTTCGGCAGATAAGCTAATGTCTTTATTTTGAAATAATTTACAATTACCAACCCCTTTATGTACAGATTGTAACGCGGGTTAACGTATACAAAACGAAATATTTACATTTGAGCACGGAGTACTCGTCTCTCGACTCCCCATTAGGGACCGTTAAGGTACAAAGCCTACACTAAAATTACAAAACATATAAATATACAGTCAATGTGGTATCCAATTGTACCAGCCAATTTTGCTTACCATCAGATTTGAAACTGGGGTGGATTTTATGTCTCCACAGTGACGGCAAACCATTTAAAGTTGGTCTGCATACTTTTCGTGCCACTCAAGGACTGAATCATTATAGGACATGTTCAATCGAGTGCACATGTGAGAAATTCCCGCACGCTCAGCTACAGTAGTCATAAGCACACGTTGTTTCTCATATTTGTCTTCTCCATGGTTAAACCATTCTCTCAATCCTGTATCGATATTCATCGCACAGGCCTGTTCCTCAGTGAGGGGACAACCCTTTGGTCTAAGAAACGCATGAAGAGACTTGTAAATTGATTTGTCAAGCAAAGCTCCTACTTCACACCCCAATTTGGGATGGTAAACAGAAAACCTCTTCAGGAATTCAAACTCTTCGATAGGTAAGTAATCAAGTAACTCCGACTCTTTGTCTGGCATAGTGTACGTTTGACCGTATTCTTCCAAGAACTTTGAGCAAGATTTGATTGTAAAGTTATCACATCCTTCTTTGACAGAACCAATGTTGTCATCACCATATGTCATGAGTGCAACGTTATCGCGAAACTTCAAACGAGTCTCAAACGATTTCGGTGGATTCATGGTGTAGAATGCGGCTCTAAGATTAAGAGAGCCACAGATTCCATTGATAATGACGGTGAGGGAATTGCCACTAATGTGCGTACCCTCGGTAAGACCAATAAGGTCTCCGTTGAAATTGATGTATGCGTAAACAACATCGGCAATCATGGTTTCCATAATCGTAAGGTCCTCTTCAGTATAATCACATTCACGAGCTAAATCAATTAAGATACTCATGGCAGCAATAATAACCTGAGAGGGAAGCTTTTGATCATATTTACCGTAATCACCTCCGATGAGACGATCCTCACCAAATTTCACAGCATGCTTGACAAACTGATCCCATTCCGGACTGTGCGCGTTAATACCGACAGCACATTCAGAAGTTAGGGGGTTCATCTGCAATACACGGAGCAATTGAAGGAAATACTTTCGCATAATGACTACAATAACAGTGCTGTTGCCATAAAAGATTCTCATCTTATCTTTCGACAAAATTTCATCCTTCTTACAGGCATTAGCAATGCAATAGCATCTACGACCTTGTCTATATTCAGATAATACATACTCAATTTCTTCCATAATCACCGGATCAAGTTCACGGTTATTAGGAAAATCTTCAGTCGGGTCAAGTTCGGTAACAAAGTTCCGTTTAGGACCAGATAGTGGATATCCGACAGACGTATTCAATTTCAATTGGTCTATGAATTTAACTCCTTTCATTCCACAAATGGCCTCCTTATAGGTGAGAGGTCTTGCAGAGTTCCAAAGCTTGTTGCGGAAAATAGGGAGAAGATCCTCCTTATAATCTTCCACAGCAATAGCTAGAAGTCTATGGGGGTATGGCAATGCAGGCACTGCCAAGTTTTCCAGACATGTTTGCCAACCAAACCAATCAGGTTTCATTTTTGGGGGTCCCCAAATATTGGGTACTCCACAAATATCAGTAACAATATGGCTAATAGGCGTTACACGAACTGATGAAAAACTCAAAGCTCGCCCAGGACA